CGCGAACTTTGAGGAAGTCGTCTTGCTTTTCTAGTGTGACTTCTACGAGTTTTTCGACCATGGTCAATCACCTTTATATAATTGTTTTTTCATCGCGGTGATTTGGTCTTCAGAAAGAATCTTCAATGTTTCCTCTGCTTTCGCGTCGGAGTATCCATAATATTCTTTAACTACACTCAAATCACTACTTTGAGCCTTTTTGTGCCATTTACCATATGGACGTTTCTGGGCTCTTATAATATTTATAAGAAAGTCATATTTGAGTTTATTGTCGAGTGTTGTGAATCGATTAATCTCATTGGCTAATAGGACCGTATCACGATGATAGGAAAGTGCTCTATTTACCATGAAAGACGAATAAGACTTCTCGTCCTGTTCAGTCAGCAAGGCATATTCCTTGGTCTGTAGGATAGACGGAAGTATTTCTTTAAACAAGTCAGCCATATTAAACAAACATATGATCTAAAGTAGATCGATTTTCGATTGATGAATCTAGGATTACTACTTCGTGTATTAAATCATCAATATGCATTGCCAATACAAGTTTTAAATAGTTATTATTTGTTATTTTTGGAAATGCATTAGAGACTACAATGTATTCATAGTCTTTGATTCCTTGAATTTGCATACTCAGTTTTAAGATTCTTCCTCTTATGATAGCACCATCAATAGCAGTATCTTTGTTTAATCCGATTTTACTATCTTGCTTACCATAACATTTGCTTTGTCTAGATTTAGACTCTATGAATATTTGTTTTCCGTTTTTTAAAACAACTTTAAAGTCAAAGACATATTTTGAATTAAATTGTTTAAATGTTCTGATCACTTCTTCAGCATTTTTGATATATATTCTCGCCATATCTTCACTAGGAATCTGTATTTCATGATGCTGCTCTAAACTCAATATTTGATTTGAATAGTGTTTTCGTATCCATTTTTTAGTTTGAATTTCAAATTCTACACCTGATGTTTCGACACTAGTTTTTTTCGATTTTTTATTTTTTCTATTTTTCATACGAACTTACACTCCACCATCATCTCAGTGAGGCATGCGGTAAGATTTAGTTCCTGATCTGCAACAAATGCTGATTGGTATTGATAGCGCGCAAGAATTACAACCGCATTTGGAATCGTAGACTTATCCATGATATCATACAGACTATCATAGATCTTACGATAAATCTTTGCAGGATCATCACCACCAAAATCAGCAACCCACTTTCTCATTGCCCCAAAGTTTTGTTCCTTTAAAGAAGTTACCAGTTCATTGATTGATACGTCAGCAATGCTTGATAATATACCAGCGTCGATCTTACCACTGACTGAATATCGCTGTAGTTCATTCAACACTCGGCGATAGTCAGGAAAATGCTTCTTGACAACTTCAACTAATACTGTTTTCTCGAAAGGAATCTTTTCGACGTTAAGAATTTCAGCAGCACGCTTCATGAATGCTGCAGCCATCTTTGGTTTATCTTCCTTGCGCAGTTTGAATTCAATCACAGCGCAACGAGAATGCAACGGTTCAATGATACGATTCTTGTAGTTACAAGTCATGATGAACGTGCAGTTATGCGCAAATTCTTCCATCGCTGCACGCATCGCTGGCTGGGTACTATTGGGGTTCAAATAATCTGCTTCATCAATAATGATGACTTTTTTACCACCACCAAGAGACATTGCACTGGCATAGTTCTTGATTTTGGTTCGGAATGTGTCAATACCAGACTCATCCGAGCCGTTGATCATGAGATAGTCGCAACCGATTTCATCACACAATGCGCGTGCAACTGTAGTCTTACCTGTGCCTGGACCACCGCAAAGAAGCAAATGCGGAATCTCTTTCCGATCCACATAGGACTGGAAAGTAGATTTGTATTCTTCTGGAAGTATGCAATCAGCGATCGTATGCGGTCTATAGCGTTCTACCCACAAAACATCACTCATAATAAAACCTCATGATGAAAAGATGGGACGGAGGGGGTGAATCCTCACAGCGGCAGTCTGGCGGAGTGTGCTGTCAACAAGAACAGTTGCGCCCCAATAGACTTATTTAGCCACATTCTCATAGATAGTCTGGAAGTCACTCTGCTCTGCAACTTCCTCTTCATAACTACGCTTGTGATAAGTCTTTGCCAGTTTACGACCCAACTTCTTGGGAATCTCGCATTCGTCATGCATCTTGTCGAGAATCTCTTTGATGAGATCACGTTCGGCTTCAACACGAGTGAGTGAATTTGAGATTTCTTGGAGGCATCCCAAAACCTTTGCTTTATCAAGTGCCATGATTATTCTTTCTCACTAAACTTTGAGTCTTTCGCTTCTACAGCAATGTAGTAGATGATGTCAGAACTCTTATGTTTAAACTGAGCAAGACCTTTCTTAGCAATCGAAACATCATACGATCCATCCATCATCTTAAAGTTTTCAACCTTCATGACAACTTTAAATACCTTACCATCACCTGTAGCAATTTCAATCTTAGACTGATCAGACGAATCATCAGCAACATCAGTAGCCATGAAAGTAATCACTTCACCATCACTCTCGAATACAAAATTCGGCGAGCCAGAAATGCCAGCCGAACGACGCATCCACTCAAGATCTTCGCTCGAAAGTGTAAATGAGCAATACGAATCATCGAACTGAATAGACTTACCATCTTTCGGCGCGACAATTACTTGCGGCGAACAATACTTGATGTAATCAGACTTCTTTTTATTCTCAGTAGAGATATTAACACGATCTTCACCAAAAGAAAGATAAGCCTCTTTATAGAGAGAAATTTTGGCAAGAAGTTTGTTCAAATCATAGAGCGCAAAATCTTTCGGGAAATTTTCGCCGATCGTTGCCTCTACATAAATTGTTCTTAGTGGAGAAATAGTTTTGATGACATTACCACTCTTGAAATGCAAACTATGATTAATGCCAGAAAAGTTTTTTAAAATATTAACAGTATCTTCAGAAAGTTTCATAATTTAGAACCTCATTCGCTTCAACATGATTATTATAGATAGAATTCATCAACTTGTCAACTCTTATTTTTAGTTCTTCTAATGAACAATTATTGTCCAATACAATGTCGTAGTGCGACCCAATCCATGCCCATTCAGAATGATGTACATCTGGATATGCATTGCGCATCAGTTCGGGTGTATTGCGAAGATTGCAATCTCTAGCAAGATTATACCACTCAGGATCATCACCACGCCGAACACGAATAACTTTACCGCCAGAATTAACAATTGCTTTGATTTCATTTGGAAATCTAACATCAGCAATCACATAATTGTTCCAAGGTGCTTGTTCGCATCGACGCATAACTGTATGAACCCACAGGTCAGGATGAAATATCCCACGACCTGCCTCTGTGCCCATAAGTTGGAGTGCTAATCTTGGTGAAAATGTTTTCCCAAATTTTCCTGACCACCATGGATCATCTTGTTCGCGCCATGTTCTTGACTCTGGTGTATCACCTTCAAGCAAAGCGCGATCCCAACCAAAAATTACAGCGCAAGCATCTTTGACGCTATTCGCATAACTTTCTTTTAAAAAATTATGATGTTCAACTAAGATATCAGCAACAGTTCCTTTACCATTGCCGATATTGCCGACAAGACCTATAATCATAACAAATACTTTATTCTTTACAGAGCGCCAACCCAGTTAGCAATGGCTGGCAGATCACCAGTAAATGCATACGTTCCAACGTGATGAGTCTTCATCCAAGGACACAACCAAATTTGTCCGCCAATTCTACGCCACCACTGGCAGAACATGTAATCTTCAGAGAGATAACGATCAGAGCCACCAACTTCTTTTTCTTTACCATCAATATTAATTACACGCTTGCGATCGATGACTGTATCGAAATAGGCATGGATATAACGAGTGCCATCAAAGTTTGCTTGACCAACATGATCTGGTCTGTAACTAAACTCAGGATAGGCTTCTCGGAAACGATCAAACACTTCACGTTTAACCATCATAAATCCTGTACCAATCTCAAGAACTTCAACTGGCTCGGCGACGCTGAACTTTTCAGTTCCTGGAGCAGGATTAAACACATAATCACCTGCCAATTTTTCCATTTCTGCAATAGGAAGATCAGGATGTCGCTTTAATCCTTCTTTAATTGCACTCCATTTAATTGATTTCTTCGGATACGGTCCACCACTTACATCTTTATCTAGAGCAAGTAATGCAATCACATCGCGAGGGTCATAATGAATGTCTGCGTCAATAAAGAGCAGATGAGTATATCCTTCTGCACGAAGGAACTCATCAACAAGATAATTTCTTGCTCTAGTAATTAGAGATTCATTAAAGATAAATGAGAATCGAACATCGATTCCATACTGCCCGCACAATGCTTGTAAATCCAAGCAAGACTTTGCGTACATACCATGAGACATACCACCATACATTGGGGTGGCTACAAACAATTTCTTCTTGCGAAGTTCTTCTACTTTTACTTCAAGTTGCATATTAACTCCAGAGTGTAAAATTCAAATCAACGTATTATATAGTCAACCAAACATGTCATCTAGGGTACTAGTCACATTCAGTTTATCAGAAAATTTAAAGTGATTGCACCACACAGAATCTACTACATCATTTAACTCGGCATTAAATTTTCCTGTTTGCGTTTCAAGCAATCCAGTTGCAAGAGCAATATATTCCGACGCAATGTTTTTACGATCAAACTTTTTAACAAATTCCCAGTTATTGGCAACAATCTTACTATAATCAAAAGGTTGCATTGACAAGAATTTATTACAAAGATCTCCGAACTGTTTCGGCGTAGCATCCCAGGGAATCATCAAATAATTTTTGCCTGGCTTGAGTAGACCTTCGCCTTTCTCATTATCAGAAACGCCAAGATTACGAGCAATCGGAACAACACCCATAAGCATTGCATCAATTACAACACGATTGAAGTGTTCGCCATAAGTTCTTGACCATGAAGGATCAAGCAAGAATTTACTGTGGCTTAGAATTTCATCACGCTTTTGCTCAGAAACGAAACCGATATATTGCATGCCTTTGCTAAGAGCATTCTGCCAAATAGGTTTACCAACACGATCAGGTGTGGCTTGAGGATCTCTCTCCAATGTACAGTAATATTCTGGCTTACACTTATCTTTTGATGCCATGTAAGCACGTTCAATACCATCACCAGCAACAATTACTTGACCATGAATGTAGGGAACTGCTGCTACGAGATCATCAACACGCTTCCATCGCTTGAATGTTTGTAGCGAGAAGATTGTATCAGTCTTTTCATCGAATGATGTTAATCGCTTTTTGGATATATCCTGCGGATTTAGAATCAAAGCACGAGGAATCTCCATAGATCCTGCTTGTTTGAGTGCGCTTGGATGAACGCATGCCAAACCTGCGATATGTTTCCGAAGATGATGTATCCAAGGATAATTCTTTTTTAGATTACCATCATGTACAATTATGACATGTTTGGCTTTTACATCGGTGAACATTCTCAACCATGATTGCTTACCTTCTGAATCTTGGCACTTGAAACCAAAGATAGATTGCCAGATAACAATATCATAATCATTCGCAATTTTTACAAATTTATTTACATCATCATCATTGATAAACGAAAGATATTCTCCGCGCCACCCTTTACCTTGATGAACTGGGATACCTGTTCCTGCACCAATATCATATCCTTCTTTATCATAATCTTCAGAGAACTTTCCACCAGATTTTGTGCTCCGAAGAAATATAAATCCAGTTTGATGACCGAGATCTTTGAAACCAGCAATTAATTGCTCTGCGTGTGATATGATACCGCCGAAGTTATTAAAGTCATGTACAACTGTCAATATTTTCATAATCAACCAAACATATCATCTAGAGTTGAAACTTTATTATACGCTTCTGAATGGTATTTGGCAACCATTTCTTCTCCACCATTTTTTTCCAAGTAGTCATACCACTCTTGTTCTTCCCACATTCCTGGACTGATTCCATTCCAGAGTCTTCGTTGGAGTGGATGGTCTTTGTTTTTTCTACGGCACTCAACATAATTAAATCGATGATCTTCATACTCTTTGCTCCCAAGTTCAAGCATCTTTTCACGCAAATAACAAACAAGACTTATGCGTTCTGCGCTTTCATCTTCAAGAACAATAGGTGTGTTACCATGAATATACTCATGATTATTGACTAGTAATAGATCACCAGGACGCACATTGATAGCAATACGAACCTCAGGTAGAATTAGATATCCGCCAGAATAGTTGCCGTTGTTTGAAAGAACTAGAAGATTACTCAATCCATTTGTGAAATCGCCAGCATCACGATGCGCTGCTGTTCTAAATGTCTTGTTGACAGTAATCGTCGTAAAGACAGTTTCCGGAACCAAGAATGACGGATCAATTTTATCTGCTGCTTCACGTTGAGCAGCATGACGCTGAGGGAGTAACTCTGCGAACCCACGATCTAGAGATTGAAGAAACGGAAAAGCCAATTTAAATTTATCATATGATTGCTGTGTATAAGAAGTAGCACGCCCATAAGGAATGCGAGGATACCGATCAAACCAGCCAGCAATTCCAGAAAATACAGGATTCGCATATGTTGTATCCGAAATGTAATCCCCTAAAATATCTTTTGCTTCTTGTTTTCTTTCAGCAACCTTTAATCCAATAGCACTCTTTAACCAATTATCAAAATTAAAATTTTCTTCTTTAACTTTTGCTGCAAGCCAAACAAGTCCACGTGTAGATTCAACGTTTTTGTATTGTTGTTGTATTCTAGCAACTTCTTCTTTTATATCAAGGGGAACTGCAGTATTTTCTGGTTCTACTTTGAAAAATTCCAATAAACGAAGTTGAGTTTCTGTTACCCAATCACGACCAGCGCATTTGTCACCCTTTGGTCCTGCTGCAAGCCCACGATTTTGCGATTGAGTTGCTGCTTCGCGCAGCCCAAGATAAGCCTGTTGTTGTTCTTTTTTAGAAAAGAAGTTTTTTCTAAACTTGAATGCTATGTTATTCTCATCTTCTGATTCAAGATAACAATCTGTATCTTCATTGATAATTGTATCATAATGCGACTCATCAATGAATTGACCAAGAAGATGTTCGCAATCTAACTTAGACTTTGCAATAATTACTTTGACCATGAGAACACTCCTTCATTGTGTTCTATTATATATGTGCATTTATTCTCTGTCAAATAAAACTGTGGGGGCAAGAACTGCCCCCACGAGAACCAGAACGGTTTTGTTTTGCCAAGATTAGGCAGTCATCGAGACACTGATAGCATCACGATAGAGAGTCTTGCGAGCGCGAGCAACCTGACCCTGATCGAGATACTTCTCGAACTGGTTCGAAGGATTGCCAAGGCGATACGCAAACACTTTCTCACCACGCGAGTTCGTGATGCGATTGGTGTATACAGAGATACCCTCATTGCGTGCACGATAAGCGAGGTCAGCAACATTATCAACCTTAAAAAGCGTACGACCCTGACGTGAAGTCACGGTGTTGCCATCAGCAAGATAAGTTACAAACGAGTTAAGAGCATTAGCCATATAATATACCTTCACAAAAACCCCTTCAATAATATCGCAAGATTGGGGCTTGCCTTGCGATATACCATTCATTATATACTAACAAACGGCAAAAGTAAACTTTACAAATAACAAAACAATCTTTGCGTTATCAAAGAATCTTGCAATGTTTTATATCGTTCTTCAAGAACACTAATTGCTGTATTGTAATGTCCAGTGCCTTCTTCGCTTGGTTTGTAATAGTACATCTTAAGCGTTTCGATTTCACTCTTCAAGACTGCAAGATATTCTTCTTTTGAAAATTCAATCATACTCATGATAATTACTGTAAAATAAGTTCTGTTAGTTGTGTATTATCTCCAAGTTTTCCTGACAAAAAGGTGTTGAAAGATAGGCTTATCCGCGTTTCTTGGTAATTTTCGTCATGTAAAACTGGGACTGAGTGTCTAAGATAAGAAGGAAAAAGATACAATACTCCTGTTCCTGATGGCGCCCACCATGTTTCTGCATTATAAAGATGAGCATCGGTTGATGAAAACTTTAAAATTAAGTTATTGTGTGCTTCAAATTTATGAAAATTAATTTTATCAGTCAAAGGATCTGCATTAATATATAACACACCAGAAATAAAACTATTTCCGTGATTGTGTTCGTGATGATATTGCGTCTTAGTTGTATAATTCAACCATGATTGTGTTATGTATATGCTTAGATCATCACGAGGTTTGAACGCCTCATTAAAGAATTTTATTGTGGATTGTAAACAAAAATCGCGCACATCTTTGAGAGCAGTTTCTTCTAAAACTTTAGAATTTATACTAGTTTCATTACCAAAATTGGGTCGGCGTTCTAAATTATTTACAAAATTCCTTTCTTCATCTGTAAATTCACGATTCAAACAAAATCTTGCTACAGGAATCGGAAATAGACCAAGTATTTCAATATCACTCATATATTAATTTCCCATATAAAATCATATGAGATATTTATGCAACAATAAATTGAGAAAAATTACTCACCATTTGGATGCCTCTCATTAAAAGTATCCATCCAATTTTTAAGATATTGTCTGGCTTCCTTTTGGTTTACACCAAAGACTTCAGCGATATATGGTGACGCGCCAAACATATTCATACAACCTGTTTCGCGCAATGCATCCAAGTAATCATTAATCTTTTCTTGCATTTCCATTCTAAACTGATCCATAAATACCTCTATTAAAACGGAATATCTTCTTTGTCAAGAGTATCTTCAGCATGAACATTTTTCAACTCATAGGCGAGCGGTGCATTTTTGTTCGCCACCAGCGTGACAAGAGTTTTGGCGACACGATCAATAATCTGCTCAGTGTTCATACCCTGACTGCGTTCTTTTTCAAGTTCATGTGCAGACAGTGTTACTGTTTGACTTTGACCGTTTTTCGTGACACGAACAATTAAATCATCTGAATTAGGACTTGAGAGATTTTCAATCTTGACTTCATCTGATGACATAGGAGCAGGAGCAGTTGCCTCCGCATCAACCTTTGTGTAGAGATCAAGAAACGCAGTCTTGGTGTCAGTATCGAATCGGTTCAGACACATCTCAATTGCTTTCAGACGATTGCCGAAGATAGAGTAGGCTTTCGTGATATGCACAAGACGACGAGTCGAGATAACTTCATCAACCGCACCATCAGCGAAAGACTTGCGAATCACATCAGCCCACATGATCAGACGATCGATGAAAACTGCATCCGTCAAATTATATAGCGCAAAGTTCTTCTCAAGAATCTTGCGCTCGGTAGCAGCAGGAGGGTACTCTTGCTCGACCGTGATTGCGAAACGCTCAAGGAACGCTTCGTTGAGCAAATTTGTACCGATAAATCGACCATCATCACTGCCCTTGCCCTTCGTGTTTGCAGTTGCAATTACATTGAAGCCAACGGCAGGATGCACAACCTCACCAGTCTTCTTGTCGAAGTATGGCTTGCCCTCAAGAATCGGCTGCAAGCAGAGGATGTCCTCGGTGCCAAGATCACACTCATCAAGAAGAAGAACCGCACCACGACGCATTGCAGTCAACACAGGACCCTCGCGGCGAACTGTGCTACCATCAATCAGTTCGTAAGAACCAATCAGATCAGACTCATCGGTGCGCTTCGTGATATTGACGCGAATCAACTCACGCTTGAGCGCAGCACAAACTTGCTCGATCATCATGGTCTTGCCGTTGCCCGACAGACCAGTGATGTAGACAGGGTAGAAAATGCGAGACTTGATAATGTCGCGCATGTCGTTGAAGAATCCGAACGGAACATAAGTGTTGCTCTTCTCAGGAACAAATGATTCGGTGACGTTTTGCGCACGCTTGCTCGCAAGATTTATAACCTGCGCGAGAGGAGCCATCGCAACCTGAGCAAGAGATTGCTCAACAACAGGATTTGAAACAACATTCTTGGGAAGAATGTTGAACGTGTTTCGCGCAACCTTGCGCTCACGAAGAATGAAGTATGGGAAATTTTCAATCCCATTCTTCTTGTTATCGCAATAGGAATTGAGTTCCTTCAGCGTGATTGTTTCCTTGTCGAAGAATGCATGAATCTTCTCAAGGAATTCAGTCTGAGACTGCGGCGAACTATAGAAAGATTTTCTCATTTCAATATCACTCACTGTTTACATTATAAAATTAAACGCGGACCAAGCGAAACTTTTCAGTCTCACTAGGGTCACCACCATAGGGAATGAACCGAAGTTCATCACCCTCAATTTCAACGGCGAACGCACCATTGGGCGTTTCACTGTAGTAAATACCAGCGCGTTCAGAAAACTGAAGGTGCGCTACCGTTTCAAGATCAGTAGGAAATTTCATCATACAACCATTATTGCTCGAAGATGCTCGAAAGTAAAGGAGTATTTTCTCTATATAAATCAATAACTTACGCAGTCACTCACGCAACCGCCAATTCTTCGGCGAGTTTAGTCAACAGCAATCGATTGGTGCGCTTGCTGTTCAGATTATCGCCGAAGACTTTCGCCATCTTATTCTTGCTCATGTCTTGAGTGATATTCAACTTCTCGTCGGTGACGTTGTCAGACGGTATACCAACATAGAAGTATTTTTCATAACCAAGATTCTTGGTCGTAAAGAAATTGTGACGATTGAAAGAATTGCGAATCGCTTGCTGTTCATCAAAAGACTTATCGTGAACAATAAATTTCATATCACGTTTGATTGCTTTCGGATTGCCGATATAGAAACCGATATGCTTGCAACCAGTCACATCAGCAACTAACTGCGTGATTGACTTTTGAAACGACCAACAATTTTCCATCTTAATCTTCTTCTTGGTCTTTTTGTCGACAAGATAGTAAACAGCGTTGCGATCGACATCATGATAGTGAGTGTTTTCTGATGGCGGAAAATGAATATCAACACCACCTTCACCATCAGTCAGATATACAACGTTGCAAACATCGAGTTGATGATGACGCTGAAATCGAGTGATGATCTCACGAGAAGCAAGCAATGTCTGAATGAACGGAGTTCCGTTCAAGCCAAAGCCAGAACGATCCCAGTCGTTGAACTCGCCGTCAGGAGCATGATTGTAACGATAAGCACCATACCGTATATACTCGCTCGAGATCACGCAAAGCATATTGAATGCCTTGCGATACTGAACAGGCGACAACGAAGTGCCAATCAGATGCTTGAGATGAAACCAATCCTGACCAACAATCATGTCAGTAAATTTTTCAGAAACAAATCGTTCGCTTTTACGCATCTCAATCAATTTGTTGTTGCTGTAACAGTCATCACTGAAGCCATAGACTTCGACAGGAACATTCGCAAGTTTACAGAACGAAACAAGAATCAGCATCTGGTCAACAGTATTGCGAATTAGATCGCACATCGAACCAGACATATCAACGAACAGAATGTATCCGTGATTCTTGCCCTTCGGCACAACCGTGATCTTCTTGAAGAGATCATTGCTGAACTTGTATTTGTGCAGCACATTCAGATTCAGTTCGCCAGTGCGAGCAGTCTGCGTTCGAGCATACTCGCTGGCTTTCTTGCGCATCTCAAACTCTTTGAGAATATGCATAATGACTTTCTTGTTCGCAGCATTGAAACGACGAACAGACTTCTGCACAACAGTCTCATAAGAGATGTGATTTCGACCATATGGTTTGTACGGATCGGCAATCTGCTCTCTAAAGTATCGCTCGAGATCATTCATGACTTCCGTGTTCGGAAGAATAATGTTCTCAAGATTCGCTTCAGGAAGATTGAACATGAAAACTTTGCCAGAGGAATTGACGAGTTCGCCCTCGCGCTGGCGGAAAATTTGATCGGTGACAGAATGCGGCTCACCATCATCTTCTGAATCGCCATTGTTCACAGTCTTGGAAGAAGTTTTTTCCTCTTCGTCAGACTCTTCCTCACTCTCATCAGTGCTGTCAGAATCTTCGCCATCTGATTCTTCACCAAGATCTGATTCCTCATCAGAATCAGCAGAATCGCTGGCTTCGTCGCCGTCACGAAACTCATCATCTTCTTCGTCGAATGAATCTTCTGATTCTATTTCGGAATCGCCGTCTTCGATTTGCGGCGGAGCAAAGGCATTCATCAGGTCATTCTTGTTCTGAATTTTGTCTTGTTCGTGCTCTTTGACATAGTCAAACACACGTCGCGCAATGTCAACAACTTGATCCCAGGTTTCGGCATTTTCGACTTCGCGCACTATGTCGCGCTCGGCGTCATTGAATTCAACAACAACGTGTGCGCCCATCTTGAATCGCAAATTGATACGGTCGATCAAATTCAACTTGTTGAGATCGCCGAGTTTCTTGATGCCGAAGAAGTCACGCTCATAGAGAGACGCATAAGCACGAGCAAAAGCCTTGGCAAGACCAGGAAACTTGCGCTTGACAAGTTTCTCGATGCGCGCATCTTCGATGACATTCAAGAAATCTTTGTATTTCTTGCTGCTGCTGGCAACTTGATCGTGCCAACCTTGCTCGGGAGTATTCAGAGCATGACCGACTTCGTGACCTGTCAACAAGTCATAGAGATCGCCATCCATGTCTTTCCATATAGGAAGGACCATCGTGCGTGACTTGAGATCAAAGTATGCAGTCTTGGTCTGCTGATGCGAGACCGTGATATTTTCCGTCGCCAAAAGTTTGGCTAGGATTGATTTAGAAGTCTGAATATTCGTACTCATACAGCCATTATCCTCTCAAATGACCGAAAAGTAAAGCGCAAAAAACTCTAATAAAATCAATAACTTGCGCAGCCTATACTTTATACACGAAGACTTCGCTAGATTTTTCTTCCTTCGGCAACTGATCAAGAATTGTGATTTCTGGCGTCTTTTCTGCACTCACTGGCTTTAGTGCTTGTTTGTGTGTAGTAACTTGTCTTTCTGCTTTTGCTTCTGCTTCTGCTTTCTGAGCAGCGAACATCTTAATTCTCTTTACATTTTTCTTCACTTTGCGTTTGGCTTGTTCTAATCTAAACGAACTCACCTTATCTGTATATACAATTCCATCTAGGTGATCTAATTCATGTTGAACGCAAACAGCAGTGAGACCACTAAATGTTTCTTGAACCCAATCTCCATTAATTGCTTGAAATTTTACTGTCACGTTTTCCCAACGATCAATTTTTAAATACAATCCAGGATAAGATAGACATCCTTCTTGATAATTTGACGGTACATATGAATGAGTGACAATTTCTGGATTAAACATTGTCCAAATTTCATTACCCATATTAATTGCACAAAATCTTTCTTTATGACCAACTTGATTAGAAGATAAACCCAAACCCTCAAGTTTTCCTAACGTCTCAGCCATTGAAAAAGCAATGTAATGTGCTCTCTTATTGTCTTCAATTGATTCAAATTTAAAAGGAACAGTTGGTTCTCTCAAAATTGGATCATAAAAATCTACCAACTTATAGATTTCATATTCTACAAGATCACCCTTGTATGTTTTGATCATCTTTGCCATATTAGTTCACCATTTGCGAGAAATTCTTTATTTTCCCAAATCGTATTGTATGTTTAAACTTATCAACCATCTGATCAGATTTATGTGTGATCACAAAGATATTTGTACCTTCGTTCATCATATTTATCAACTTCATAAATTCTTCAGTACCATTGATGTCAAGAGAACCATCAAAGACCTCGTCGAAGATGAGCAAATTCGTATTGACACTGTTCTTCAATTTGGCGACCGATCTCCAAGTGAACAAGAGTGCTAGATCAATACGTTTCTTTTCACCCTCTGAGAAGTTTTCATAACTGAAATCATCTCGGTGACGAGACTTGATGGTCTCCTTAAACTCCTCGTCAATGTTGAAGTTGACAAAGAAGTCCATCGCAGCCAAATACTTATTCACCAATTTGTTTATAATTGGAACGTACTGCTTAATGATTTTCGACTTAATCCCGCCATCTTTAAGCAACTGCGCGACAATATCATAGTTCTGTGTTTGTTCAGATACTGTTTTTCTTTTTTCATTGAATCCTTGTAATGCGTTCAATAGTTCTTTCGATTGTGCCTTGAACTCATCGCTCATGGCTGGTTTGCTTTCTATCTCTGTAATCTCATCCTCAAGTTTCTTAATGTACTTTCTGATCTGGCTGCGAGAAGTATTAATCCGCACAAGATCTTGTTCGAAAGACTTGAGTTCTTTTTGAGTAGTCTTGATGGTATTGATTCGCTGTAGAACGGCATCACTTTCTTCTTTGAGTTTGTTTAGACCTTCGGTTAGTTCTGATATTTTACTATTGCATGAATGAACTTTTTCTTCTTTGTTATTGATAGCCTGATCGCAGGTTGGACAAGTCGAATTTACAGAATAGAACTCAATGTCTTTCTCGAGTTTCTGAATGTTCCCTTCGATCTTGGCTTCAAGATTGTTCAGTTTGTTGAAGCGTTTGGTTGTAAATTCTTCATCTGATGTTAGAAAGATCAGATCATCGATTTGCTTTTCTTTTTGCGTTGCTTCCGTTTCAAGAGAAGAGAGTGATGCCCTGTTCTCTACTGCTTCTTGTTTCTTTGCATCTAAAATTTCTTTTGTATTCTTCTTGAGTTCGTCAAGATGTTTCTTGTGTAGTTCAATTTTATCTTTTGTGTTATCAATCTGAATCTTGAGTTGTGCTGCTTCATCTTTCAGAGCATGCATTTTGTTCTTTACGACAACATTCATCGCAGAAAAAATTTGAATGTCTAATAGATCTTCAATCACTGTTCGGCGATCAGCCGCCGATAATTGCATAAACGGAGTAAAGTTTGTGGATCCTAAAATTACTATTTGCGTGAATGATTTGTAGTTCATCTTAAGAATTACTTTCTCAAGATATTCTTGATAATCTTTAGATTTGGCGTCTTGATTAAGTAAATCGTCGTTCAAATAAATTTCAAATAAATTTGGTTTTATTCCACGAACAACTTTGTATTTTATTTTGCCAATAACAAACTCAATCTCAACCACACAATCTTTTTCGTTGATTGAATTTACAAGTTGAGGTTTGTTAATATTGCGGAATGGCTTGCCGAATAAAGCAAATGTGATTGCATCAAGAAATGTTGATTTACCCGCACCATTCTCGCCAACAATGAGCGTGGTTGGATGCGCACCAAGATTAATCTCAGTAAATATATTTCCAGAAGAAAGAAAATTTTTATAACGTACAGCGTTAAAAAATATCACACAGTCTCCATAGACAATGCTTGATTATATACATCGCGCAGAACAGTCTTAATTCTATCTGATTCAACAGGCAATGTCAATCCATCGACGTATTTGTTTAAAATTGTCATTGTATCTTCTGCTTGATCGATATCTACTTCAACATTGTCTATGATCTCAGAGAAATCCTCAACAACTGCAACCTCAAGAGGTGCTGCTTTTGTAATTGAGTCTATCAGTGTGTCGAACAAAAAGGAATTGTTTCTTTTTTCTACCACTATTTTTAGATACTTACCAGACAAATACGAATAGTCTGCATTTACAATATCATTGTAAAATAATTCATCATCATTGTACTTAATCTTATAGAACATCTTCTCTGGATTGGGTACAAAAGTAAGTTCTCTAGTTTCGGTATCAAAAATATGAAATCCGCGCTCATCGTTATAGTCAGCCCAAGTCATTTCTCCTGGAGTACCAACATAGGTGATGCTTCCATTTGTACTTTTGTGATGAAAATGCCCCGATAGAACCATATCATATTTACTTAATATGTTTGCATCCATTCCTTCATGGCAGATATTACCACGATCCATTTCAAACCCAGCGAGTTCAAAATGACCTAAACAAACTTGATTTTCACTACGCTTGATGAAGTCTAGAATTTCAAGTTCATTGTCTTTGCAAATCCAAGGAATGACATCGATCCCCATCCACATTGATGGTTTGTCATACAGAATGACATGATTTTCATAATCACGCAAAAGCAAATCTGGCGAGTTTACTTCGAGAGTGTTCTTGAAAAAGATATCGTGATTACCAAGTAGAACGCGACACTGAATATTGTGTTTGACTAACTGGTCAAAAAAATAACGACGGCAAAGAGCAAGAGACTGAAAAGAGATATACTTCCTACGATCAAATAAGTCACCCAACTGAAAGATGGTGGTAATTCCATTTTGCACCAAATAAGGAAAAAATGTTTTCAAATAAAAGTCGCGATAATGATTATGAAAGGCAATACTATCGCCTCTCATTCCAAAATGCGCATCACCCAGGATTGCTATTTTCATCTACGAATTTCTCTAACCCAGTTTTCTTGGCTTTCTTTTCTTTTCTTGCGTTTTCGTAATTTTGAATGAATTGGGAAATGTTTTCATAGAGTTCGAATTGTCTAAAAGTTCCATCTTCATTCTCATTGAGTTCGAACTCGTCGAGTACTCCAGCAGTTTCAGTTGATTTGTATTTAACATAGAGTTGTTTCTTCTCTTTCTGAATCCGACGTAAGAATGCATAATATACTATTTGCGTGAAATAAGCAAACGGATTTGCTGATTTTGCTGGATCAAAATTATCGACGTACATCACGCAATTTTCAATTGCGTCTGCAACCATTTCATCGCGGAAAGTATATGACAAGAAGTTTGGTTTGTGAGAAAGATTCTCGGCAATCTTCATGAAGCACTCAGCAACGTATCGAGGAATCTGTGGCTTTGGTTGACCAAGTCTCTTTGCCTTGCGAATTGATGTGCGATATGCAGTCATTTCCTTGAGGAAATCTTTATTATTGATGTAGTGATTCTTTGCCATAATTATTATTTCATTCCCATGAATGCTGCTATAGTAAATCTAGAATCCTCGATTTCATTTGATTCACTAATGACTTGTGTCACTTTATGTTCTATAGCAGAACAAAAAATAACTGATTGATTGTTTGAGAGCGGCACAGTATATGTTTTCCCAAATTCTGTAAAACAAAAATCTCCCCCACTATACGCTTTAGGTTCTTTATAAAGAAGAGTAACCATGGTAAATACGCCTTCATCTTTGTGACTGGCATATTCATCACTATTATTGTATTTTTGTACAAGCAATGATGTGTTGTTTACATTTTTAAACATTAAAAAAAATGGTGATTGTTCATAAATTTCTTCGAACACTTTAGGGTCATTAAATATACTGCTATAAGTTTTTGCTATTTCAGAATGCTGATAAGGATTTTTGAAGAACGCTTCTAGAAATATACCCACCCCTCGCTTTCTAAATGTAAATTCTGTATTTCCATTTTCTAATTCTTTAGGATCTTTAGCTGCGTGCGTTCCGTCTGGACCCACCATATTGGGGGCAAGATATTGTAATTCTTTCCACACTCTTTGATACTGTTCATCATCAAAAATGTTATCAATAATAATATGTGGTATAGGTTCATTATACAATTTTATTTTCATATAATCGTCTTCCATATTTTTAATGTACTGGTTTATCCTTTTTGTTAGCCATTGCTTCTAGTATTGAAACCACTTTTTGAGTTTTTTCAACTACTTCTTGTTCTTCTTCTTTGGTCATACTTGGAGTATTTTGTCTAATTTTCGCCACGTTATTGTAAAAGAATTCACTTACATGCTCATATTGTTCATAAAATTCTTGTCTGACAGGTGTGATGAAAATTATATCATCAAGTTTTATTTCAACTTCTTGTAATTCAATCACTGACTGTGGCAAATATTCTTGCAATGAAAGAATTTGTCGACCCTCATCAAATAAAGTCTCAATCTCAATTCTAAGTGGTCGCTCAATAGTTATACATTCAGTTCCATATGAAACATACCCAATCAAATCATCAAACGTGTCTCGAGTGCGAACAAATTTTAATTCTGTTTTTTCTGTGTTCTTTTTTCTTGGCATTAGTTTATCCTTACGTTACTTGATGTGAAAGGAAATCTTTCTTCGCTATAGATCTTCACTCGTTCCTCATAATGCTTCAATGTGAAGTTTGTATAAGGACCATAACGCAAATCATCAGCAAGATCATAAAGTGTAGCAGCGTCTTTGTTCTCACCCAAACGCAGCACACGACCAATTGACTGTAGAGAACGAATCTTACTCTTTGTTGGAGAGGAGAATATAATATTATGTAGGTTACGAATGTTCACACCTGTAGAGAACGTACCGTAACTCGCCACAATGATCGCATCGTTTTCCTGTTCCGTGATATGCCGAACTGCTTCGCGATCCTCTGCCTCAACTCCGCCGTGAATAAAGAATACCTTTCGTCCATTGGCTTCTTTTGAAATCATTTCATGTATTATTTTACCGTGTTTCTCAACATAAGTAAATAAAATTAATGAGTTACCCTTTAAGTTGAGCGCAAGATCACGAATAAAATTATTTCGACCTTCATGCTGAGTCAAAAAATTCATCTCATCTGGATATGTAAAACCCTTTATAGCCTTGCATACTTGTTCTGGATATTTTAAAACAATACACTTGATACTAAAATTTGCTAATTGCTTGCGTTCAATTAGTTCTTTTGTAGAGATGACTTTAAACGTAGGACCAAACAAGCCCTCAAGAACTAGTTTGTTGACTTTGCTATCATCCAATGTTCCTGTAGTGCCAACACGAATGTCGCAGTTGATAAGTTTAGTCATGATGCTGGTCAATGACTTGGCTTTAAACGTATGTGCTTCGTCACCAATCACAAAATCAAACTGAGAAAAATATTTCTTCGGCATCTCAAAGATAGACTGCCAAGTAGAAATTATTAAATCTGTTTCTGGAATCTTGCTTTCGCCGCCAAAAATTTTCTGGCAATGCTTATCTACATCCCAGCCATTCACGCCAGAATAATTTTTAAAGTCAGAATGCATCTGAGTCACTAGATTAATCGTAGGAACAATCAACAATCCACGTTTCTTACCTGTGTTCAACAGGTGGCGAATCATCATGTAGATGATGAGTGATTTTCCTGATGCGGTAGGTGAAACGAGTACAGTTCTTTTCTTCGTAAGTCCGACGCTAGACGCGAGATACTGATAATCTCTTGGCTCCATCGGAAGCGATAAAGCGCTCGCAAGATTTTTTGTGTCGATCGGATAGACTTCCTTTTCTTCATCTATAACCTCGAATGTGTAGTTATTATTCTTACAGAAAGTCTTTATATAGGCAATTAATCCAGCATAAATTTGCTTCGTGCGTAAGTTGAGCAAACGTATCTTCCCGTCCCAGTGTCTATTACGAAACGCTGGACTGAATTGATACCCAGGAGTCGAAAACGTAAAAAATTCAGACATCTCTTGAAGAATGCCGTCATCTGCGTTCACCTGCACATAAATGTTATTTACTTTTTCTATCGTTACATCTGTCATGTTTCTGTATGAATTTTTAACCAACTTGAATTACCCAATGCTGGTCGTCCAATATATTTCTCGCCAGTCTCCATGTCAAAAAGCATATACTTTTCTGGGCATTTAGTTTTGATTGTGAGGGTCATAGGCTCTGCTAATTCTTGAGCAACAGAGCCATCTTTCAAAACTCTTACCTTGCTCCCTGTATGAATTTCTCCCACCCCATATACTCCTTCAATTGCCAAGTACGATTGTTTAATTCTTTCATTACGTGTTCACAAAATTTTGCTGCTTCTTCGTGATATGATTTCTTACGTTTCAATTTGTTCAAATCATCATCCCCATCGATGTATACAGATATATCTGATTTGAGCGTAAAACGAAATGGCTCCCAACCAAGTTTTTCTAACTGTTCTTGGTCAAGTTTACCAGTGTAGTATTCCCACTTGAGTTTTTTGATCTTATCAAATTCAAGAGAGGCTCGCTTCGCTGACAAATTGTGCAGCGACAAGTATTTGTTATACTTGTTGTGTAAAATTGGAATGCGGAGAATTTCTTTTCCTGGCTCAGTGGTATCAACTTCACTGTCTTTTTCCCATTGCTTCATAATTTCTTCAAGTGGAGGAGTTTCAATTGCCATAATATTGCATTAAAGTTACAGATACACATATCATACTGTAAAACAATCATAAAGTAAATATTTTTGTATAGTTTACTTTTGAATCTACACTAGATATAATCACTATGTTCGGTATGAACGAACTCTTCTATACTCTTTCATAATTATAGTATGTAAAGCGAAATGTTGCATCTGCGGTTACAACGTTGTCCGCTGAATCGCCAGTGTTGAATATAATTGTTGATAATGATACTGGGAATAAACCAACAAATTTAACACGGAAATTTGGATTATTTTTATTTGTAAAAATAGTCATAATTGCATCAGTATACTGTCCACCAGACAAACTATTGCTGGGCAAAAATTGTTTACCCAAATTATTAACTGAATTTTGTTTTTGCAAATTTAAGTATTCTTCAAAATCTAATGGGAATGTTATACCGCGCATCCAGGG